ATACCGAGGTAATATGGACTCCTAACCCTAGAGGAAGATTCCTTATATCATGGACTCCATCTAAAGGTTTACAAAATCGTGTTATAGAAAAAAGAGGAGTTAAACATCCAGGCAATGAGCATTTAGGGTCGTTTGGCTGTGACTCCTATGATATCTCAGGAACTGTGGGGGGCGGCGGTTCTAATGGAGCATTACACGGGGTTACAAAATTTAACATGGAAGATGCTCCTTCAAATGAGTTTTTTTTAGAATATGTAGCACGTCCACAAACCGCAGAGATATTTTTTGAAGAAGTTCTTATGGCTTGTGTATTTTATGGAATGCCTATTTTAGTGGAAAATAACAAACCAAGATTATTGTATCATTTAAAAAATAGAGGATATCGGGGGTTTTCTATGAATCGTCCTGATAAACACTATACTAAATTATCTAAAAGTGAAAAAGAAATTGGGGGGATACCTAATTCCTCTGAAGATATTAAACAGGCTCACGCGGCTGCCATAGAATCATATATTGAAAAGTATGTAGGACTAGATTTAACAGAAACATATCGCGAAGGAGATATAATGGGGTCTATGATTTTTACCCGAACCTTAGAGGATTGGGCTAAATTTGATGTTAATAATAGAACCAAATTTGATGCCACAATTAGTGCGGGATTAGCAATAATGGCTAATCAAAGGCATTTATATACCCCCATAAAAAAACAATCAAAAATAAGTGTTAACTTTGCAAGGTACAACAATAAGGGAAGAATAAGCGAATTATATAAATGAAAGACGTAAAAATAAACATAAATCCCCAAGGCTTTCCTAGTCAATTTGTTTCCGATGCTGAAAAAGCTACTGAAGAGTACGGCTTACAAATAGGTCAAGCTATACAATATGAGTGGTTTCGTAAAGATAGTAATAGGTGCAGATTCTACAACCAATAGATATTGTAGTAAACGGTATGTCTGACCGATTATTTAAAGTAAGTGCTTATGCTCAAGATGCCTTATCACAATCTAAAAGAAGTAGGTATCAAGAAATGATAGAAGGTCAGATGACTGCTCGGCCTATGTTAGATATTATTAATGAAAATGGATTTAATCCTTTTTCTATGGACCCTGAAGAATTGCCTGAAAGTGATGAGGAGTTAGGGTTGTATATGCAGTTAAACTATAAACCTGCTATTGAAATTGCTCAAGAAGAAGCAATAGACACCTTATTAGCTGATAATAAATATATAGACTTGCGAAAACGATTTGACTATGACCTAATGGTTTTGGGAATCGGTATTGCTAAACATGAGTTTTTACCTGGAGCAGGTGTTAAGGTGGAGTATGTTGACCCCGCGAATGTGGTGTATAGTTATACAGAAGACCCTCATTTTAAAGATTGTTTTTATTGGGGGGAAATAAAAACGATTCCTTTAACGGAACTATATAAGATAAATCAAAACTTAACCAAAGAAGATTTAGAAGAAATTTCTAAATACAGTCAAAGTTGGTATGATTATTTTAATACAGCCCAAATGTATCAAGATTCTATTTTTTATAGAGACACTTGTACTTTATTATATTTTAATTATAAAACAACTAAAAAGTTTGTTTATAAAAAGAAAATAAGTGAGAATGGGAATACTAAAATTATTGAAAAGGACGACCAATTTAATCCACCGGAGGAAATGATGGAAGAAGGTTTGTTTGAAAAAATAGAAAAAACTATTGACGTATGGTATGAGGGGATAATGGTAATGGGAACTAATATTATATTAAAATGGGATTTAGCTGAAAACATGGTGCGACCTAAGTCTGCTAATCAACATGCTATTCCTAATTATGTGGCTGTTGCTCCTAGAATGTATAAAGGTAATATAGAATCTTTAGTAAGAAGAATGATTCCGTTTGCAGACCTAATTCAAATTACACATTTAAAATTACAACAAGTAATTTCTCGAACTGTTCCTGATGGAGTCTTTATAGATGCCGATGGATTAAATGAAGTAGATTTAGGAACAGGAAACGCTTATAACCCTGCAGATGCTTTACGTTTGTATTTTCAAACCGGTAGTGTGATTGGTAGAAGTTACACACAGGATGGTGACTACAATCAAGGAAAAGTTCCTATTACTCAGTTAAGCGGAACAAGTGGGGCTAGTAAAACACAAATGCTTATTCATAATTACAATCATTATTTAGATATGATTAGAGGTGTGACAGGATTAAATGAGGCTAGAGATGGGTCTACACCTGACCCGGACTCTTTAGTTGGAGTTCAAAAGTTGGCTGCATTAAATTCTAATACAGCTACGCGTCATATTTTAGATGCAAGTTTGTTTATATATAGAAGTTTAGCTGAGGCGTTATCATATCGTATTTCTGATATTTTAGAGTTTTCGGACTTTAAAGACAATTTTATAAATCAAATTGGGAAATATAATGTTAATATTCTCGAAGATAGTAAAGACTTATATATTTATGACTTTGGAATTTTTATTGAAGTAGCTCCTGATGAAGAAGAAAAAGCTCAGCTAGAACAAAACATACAAATGGCTTTAAGTAAAGAAGATATTAACTTAGAAGATGCTATTGATATTAGGGAGTTGAGAAATCTTAAACTTGCTAATCAGCTTTTAAAAATGAAGAGAAAGCAGAAAAAAAGGCAAGACCAAGATTGGGCTATGCAACAACAAGAAGCTCAAGCGCAAGCTCAACAGCAGTCGCAACAAATGGCGGCACAAGCAGAAATGCAAAAAATGGAAATGGAAACAAATTCTAAAATGCAAATCAAGCAGGCTGAAATAGCATTTGATATTGAAAAATTAAAAAATGAAGCTCAATTAAAATCCAAGCTAATGCAAGAAGAGTTTATGTATAATATGAAACTTAGAGATATTTCTGAAACGGCTCTTCAAAGCCGAGAAACTCAAAGAGAGAATGCTAAGTCAAACCGTATTAGTCAGCAAAACACTGAGCAAAGCAAGCTTATACAACAAAGACAAAAAGGATTGCCTCCGCAAAATTTTGAATCTAACGAAGACAGTTTAGATGGTTTTGATTTAGCTGAGTTTTCGCCTAGATAACGTCTAAATTTGTATTAAAAAAATTATTAACTTTGTATAAAACTATAATCTAATGGAAATAAAAGTAAAAGCAGTAGGGGAAACACCCGAAAAATCACCACAAGAAAGAGAGCAGGCGATTCTTGACAAGCATACAGAACAAAATCAAGAAGCTACAAGTTCTCCTAGTGAAACAACAAAAGCGGCAGCAGTAGGGTCGGAAACAATAAACGAAACTCCTGTTACTGAAAAAGTAAAACAAGAAGTTGAACTAACAGAAGACGACGTTCTTTCACATATTAACAAAAGGTATAATAAAGAAATAAAATCTGTAGACGATTTGTTTCAAGAAAGAGAAGAGGCAGCTCCATTACCAGAAGATGTGTCTGCTTATTTAAAATACCGAAAAGAAACCGGTCGAGGTTTTGAAGACTATGTTAAGCTTAACAGAGATTTTACCTCGATTGATGACGATAATTTGCTAAGAGAATATCTTACTGAAACTGAAGAAGGTTTAGATAGGGAAGATATTGAAGACTTAATGACCGAGTATAGATATGATGACTTAGATGAAGAACCGGAAATTAAGAAAATTAAATTAGCAAAGAAAAAGAAAATTGCTCAGGCAAAGAAGCATTTTAATAAACAAAAGGAATATTATAAAAAGCCCCTTGAGTCAAGTACGGCTTCAATTCCCGAAAGTGAGTTAGAAAAAATCCGAGCGTATGAGCAACAACTGCAAGATGCTAAACAAGCACAAGAGGAAAACGAGAAAAGAAGAAATTGGTTTGCTAAAAAAACTGATGAAGTCTTTGGGAGTGAGTTCAAAGGTTTTGAATTTACATTAGATGACAACAAAATGACTTATTCTCCAGGTGATGTTGCGGAAGTTAAAAAAGCCCAATCAAGTCCTTTTAATTGGATTAACAAGTATATAGGAGATGATGGCTTAATTAAAGATGCTAACGGATACCACAAGGCTTTAGCTGTTGCGATGAATCCCGAAAGATTCGCTAAGTTCTTTTATGAACAAGGTAAATCTTTTGCAACTGAAGATGTAATGCGTAAGACTAAGAATATAAATATGACTACGCGTAATACACCTGAGGTTGTAACTAAGGGAGGCATGAAGATTCGCTCTATGAATACAGATTCAGGGAGAGGATTAAAAATTAAAAGTTTAAGAAAAAAATAGTAACAATTTTAAAAAATAATAAATTATGGCAGG